TCGCTGACAAGTTACGAGAATGTGGTGATTATGCAAAGCTGCATGGCCATCGTTTATCTACCCATCCTGGCCCGTTTCATATTCTTAGCTCACCTCATGAGGCCGTAGTTAAGAAGTCGCTTATTGGTTTAGAGCGCCATTCCGAAATGTTTGATATGATGGGGTTTGCTCCTTCATACGAGAATAAGATCAATATTCATATCGGTGGCGTTTATGGCAATCCTGAAGGTGCTGCAATGACATGGTTACGTAATTGGGATAGATTATCTGACAATTGCAAGTCCCGATTGGTTATTGAGAATGACGATAAGGCTAGTATGTTTAGTGTTAACATGTTGTATAACTTTATTCATCGCAATAACGGCATTCCTATTACATTTGATTACTATCATCATAAGTTTCATCCTGACGGACTTACCGAGTATGAGGCATTGATGTTGGCTCGCGAGACATGGCCGTCACATATTCGACAAGCTACGCATTGGTCAGAGTCGCGACGACAAGAACAATTGCGACTTATTCAGGACACGTGTAAGGCTAACAATATCTTAATTGAAGATTTACATACATGGCCAACATTGGCAGGTATCAAGCGAGAGTTTGATAAGATCAAAGAGACGGCCCACTCTGATTATATTCAAGGGCCTATTGAGACATACGGATTGCCTTTAGATATTATGATCGAGGCTAAGGCTAAAGAATTAGCCCTTTTACAGTTCCGTAATATTTATGCATATAAACAACAGGAGGTTTTAGTATGAGAGACAAAGACAACGTGTTACGCAAATTAGATGAAGCTGATGATATGGTTAGGATTCTAGCCGAATTAGCCAATAAAAAAGCTGTTGATACTACAGAAGCGGTTCGCCGTCTTTCTGAAATACACAACCGTATTAAATTTGCAATAGACCGTATTTCCATTAGTTAACATGAAAGCTAAACTATTTCCAATCATAATCGCATTAGCTGCTTTATCAGTATCTTGTTCTGCAGCATTTTATTCTGTCTATGGACTAGGTAAACTATTTGCCGGCGCTAGTACACAGGTTATGATCATGGCAGGTAGTTTAGAGTTTGCTAAATTAGTAATCGCATCCGCGTTATATCAGTACTGGGATAGTATCAATAAAATTTTACGTACCTATTTAACAATAGCTATATTGGTATTAATGACTATTACTAGTGCTGGTATATACGGGTTCTTAACCGGGGCATATCAAGAGACGTTTGCATCTACACAAGTAGTTGAACGGCAGATTGGGTTGTTAGAATCTAAAAAGACCAATTTTCAGACTAGAAAGGATGAATATGTGGCTGAAAAAGAACAATTAACGAACTCAATTACGCAACTTAGGTTAGCTATTTCAAACCCAGGTCAGAGCCAGTATATCGACCGTAAAACAGGTCAAGTTGTAACAAATACATCTACAGCTTCACGTACTCTACTTCAAAACGAAGTTAATTCTGCAATTGCAGATCGTGACATATTAGATTCTAAAATACAATCTTTATCTGATTCTATATCTACTGCAGATATCAATATTATTAATATACGTAATTCAGATTCATCTGTTTCAGAGTTAGGGCCATTAATGTATCTTTCCAAGTTAGTAGGTGTATCTATGGATAGAGTTATTAATTGGTATTTGTTACTTATCATCTTCGTTTTTGATCCGTTAGCTATAACACTAGTAGTTGTGGCTAATCAAGCTTTTGATAAATTAAAGCCTAAAACGGCAGTGCCTGTAATAACGGAGCAACCTGTAACGGAGCAACCTAAAGAAGAGATAGATGACTATGAAGATACATCTCATCAATGGTATGATTATCCAGAAACATCATCTATAGTTACCCCTATAATAGAAGTTATTGCTCCAATAGAAATGGAAGTAACTGCTTCTAACGAACCTACAGGTTCAATGCAATCTCCAGTAGAAACTAAACAAGACATTTATCAAGAACCGGTACGATCTCGTCGTACAAGAGCGTATTGGACATAACCTTTTAATTAAATTTTATGAGTAAAAAACAAACTGAGGTGCAAAAATTTGCATCTAAAATTATTGACAACAAGCGTTACATGATTTGTCGTAACAGTGAACCTGACGGTAAATATTGGCAAGGTAAATTATGTGACAATTGGTCTAAGGTCGGACATAATACAACATCTGTATTATGCTATAAATGTAGCTCACAGCTAGCTGGCGATCCTCAAGTTGGGGCTGGATATAAGTCTTCCGGTAAACCTCGAGGGTGGCAGTTCATGAAAGAATATGTAGATGAACAAGGTAATGTATTTCATAAAGGCGAAGAACAACCTAAATTGAAAGGTACATTACCGCCTACTCAGATTGATACCGAGTCATCTAAGAAACGTTTAACGAAACAAGAAAAACAAGAACTTAGAGATCAGTTACTGCAACAAGTAGTTTTCTTGCGCGGTAATATTTCTAAAGCTACTTTAAAGAAAGATATCAATAGTAATAAGACGCAACTACGTAAATTGGAACGTCAGCTTAAAAAGATAAAATAGTTTTGACTTTTAATAAAAATGTTATTATAATTAAGGTATGAGTATATACGAAGAAAAATCCAGTAAACGTAAACAAATAGATGAGGAGTTAGAATCTCCGTACGAAACTGTATCGCAACAGTTAGCTACTCAGTTAGATTTACGTGATTCGGTTATTTATCTCAATGATGATATCGGAGAAAATACTTTAGTAGATCTAATGATACGAGTACGGGCTATACTTAATAATCGTACTAGTGATACACGTAATGAACCTATCAATCTTATCATTAATTCTAATGGTGGAGATGTATATGAAATGTTAGGTATTATTGATTATATTGAGTCATTATCAGTACCTATTAATACTATTTGCCGTGGAAGAGCTTTTAGCGCTGCCGCTGTAATTTTAGCATGTGGTACTGGTGTACGTATGGCTAGTAAACGATCATGTGTTATGTTCCATGAATCGATTAGTTTTATGGATGGCATTAAAATAAGTGATATGTCTGCATATATCAATAATCTTAATTCATTAGAAAATGATGTATGTAATTTATTAGCTTCTAAATCTAATAAGAATGCAGATTGGTGGAAACAGCAACAGAAAACAGATTTGTTTTTGTCAGCTGAACAACTAAAACAATATGGAATAATTGACGAAATAATTTAAATACTATGAGTTTAACAGCAGAACAAATACAACAAAATTGGATTGAGTTTCGTAAAAGAATTAACGAACTATTTCCTACACGAGCAAAAGAAATAAATGCTATGTACGATCATTTGGAAGAACGAATGATGATGATGCCAGCAAGCGGAACAGATCACTTCCATAATGCATTTGAAGGTGGGTATATTGATCACGTATTACGTGTTATGGATTGTACTACCAAATTATATGAGTCTTGGAAAGAAATGGGGGCAGATGTCAATAATTTTTCATATGAAGAATTAATGTTTGCTGCCATGCACCATGACTTGGGTAAAGCAGGATTTCCAGGCGATGGTGAAGAAGTATACATTGTAAATGATTCGGAATGGCATCGTAAGAATCAAGGTAAAATGTACAAGCATAATTCCAATATTCCATTTACTATGGTACCAGATCTTAGTCTATGGACATTGCAAAATTTTGGAATTAAAACTTCTTGGAATGAAGCACAAGGCATACGAATTCATGATGGAATGTATGATGATGCAAATAAAGCTTATTTTGTATCACGTAGCGCCGATTCAAAATTGCGTACCAATTTGCCATTGATTTTGCATCACGCAGATCATATGGCAGCTCGAATTGAATATGAAATGTGGCGCGATAAACGCCCGTCAGCAAAAACAACTATACCTAGTACTAACACTAGAAAATCAACGTTAGCTAATACTGCAGCGTTTGATATTTCTAAGATTTTTGGAGAATAATTATGATAATAACGTTAATATCGTTATTAGTAGTCGTATTATCGGTAGCCATTTATATAGTAAGAAACTTACTTAAAAAAATGGAAACGTTAGAAGATAATATCGATGAACTAGTTAAAAATATAACAGAGTATGATTCATTTTATGAAGACTTAAAACGTCGTGTAAATGAATCTAATTCTAGATTAAAACAAATAGATCGTTTAGGCTCATTTGAAGCTGATGATGAGACGGGGGTAATCTTTAAAGAACTTAAAGATATTGTAAATGACTTGAATGAAAGGTTTTAAATGTCACCAGTAGAACAATTTTATGCTGACTTAGATGTACAGGATACCGTAACAAAACGTGGACGTAAAGCTACTAACATGTACTTTACTCTTACAACTGAAAAAGCAATTATAGCTTATAATAAAGAAACTGATTACTCGTTACGTAATAAAATTTATCGTGAGCATATTGACTATGCGTTTAATAAGTTAGTAGAAAATATTTATCATACGTTTAAATTTAGTTATTTTGATGTGCCGTATGAAGATGTTAAATGTGAAGTAGTTGCATTCTTAAACGAAAAAATTGGAAAGTATACGGAAGGTAAAGGTAAAGCCTTTAGTTACTTTGGACGTATCGTTAAGAACTATCTCATTATCCAAAACAATGCAAATTACGCTAAATTGAAGCGTCGAGTAGAAACTACAGTTATAGACGATGATCGTAATTTATCGTTAGAAATGTCTATATCTTCTTATCAAGAGTCCTTAAAAGATTTTACAGATCTATGGGTAAGTTGGTATGATGAAAATATGGACAATGTATTTACTAACAAACGTGATG